GACAGATTGGTTACTGCACAGATGTCATTGGATGTTCGTGGATTCATTATGCCGGAATACAGTATGAGAGAATCTACGGTTAGGAAAGCACATTCAATAAAACGGGTGGACTTTATAAACGAGGTGTCTCAATACGAACTGTATCCTGACCATCCACCCCACTTACCACAGGAGACTCGGGACAGGATAGATGAGAGACGTAATGACCCATTAGGAAATTTATAATTTTTCCCAGTTTTTTTATTGTTTGGAAAATTTCCTCATTATTTATAGTAAACATCTATTGTAATAAAAATGAGGATTAAAAAATGGCAAAGACTACTTTTCTGTCTGCTGGTGTGTATACACGGGAGTTTGACCTTTCATTCATTCCCGCTCCGATACCACCCGTAGGAGCATGTGTAATCGGCCCTACTGTTCGTGGGCCTGTTCTCATGCCGACAAAGGTTGCATCATATTCTGAATATTTACGTTGGTATGGTGATATATTTGAATCGGGTTCTTCTGAAGACGATATGCAATCATACAAATATTTGACCACATACGCGGTACAGGAATATCTCCGTTGGGGTGATGTTGTCACAGTGATGCGGATTGATGGTTCTGAATCACAAAAGGCGTATAGTAATATAATTAGTAGTGGTGGATATCATGAATTGTTAGGTGAGTTTGGGAACGAGTTCGCAGAGGTAATTTCCGAAACATCAATGTCATTCACATTGCAAACTATCGGTGAAGGTGAAAGCCTGAGTGTAGGTACTTCGGCTGAGGCAGTTGCGGCATCTGCGAGTGGTTCTGCTGAGATATTTTACGAGACTGGATTGAGTGATGTTGACTCAAAATTCTTCCAAATAGTGGATTCTGGTTCATTGGTCAATTCACTTGTTGATGGTACGAGATTTAACATTCGTTGGGAAATCGCTAATGTAGATGAAACTCGTGGTACATTTGATTTGTATATTCGTCGTGGAAACGATACTGATACTCGTAAGGTAGTACTTGAGCAGTTTAGTGGAATTACCCTTGACCCGAATGAACCAAACTACATCATCAAAATTATTGGAGACCAAGAGGCGACCATAGTATATGATGCAGCTGGTATTGCTACCATACAAATGAGTGGTAATTATCCAAACCGTTCACGGTTTGTACGTGTTTCAAATGTACAACGTAACACGATGAACTATATTCGTGATAATGAATTGGGTTACAAGGCTGCATACACTGCCTCCCTACCCGCAGAAACTTGGGGTGTATTTACAGGCGGAACAGATGACCCAGATGAAAATGAAAGATATCTGTACACTAATATTACACGAGAAAATACACAAGGTTATAATCTTGACCCAAATGCAGATGATGCTTCTGGATATAGTATGTATATTGACGCATTGGATATCTTGAGTAATAAAGACCAATACGATTTTGACTTGTTGTTTATGCCGGGAATCATAGCAGACCAACATCGTGAAGTTACTACTCGTGCGATTACAATGGTCGAAGACCGTGGAGATGTCTTCCTTGTTCTTGACCCGACTTCATACAACCAAGGTTCAGGCGCAGCGATTCAAGCAGCAGATGGTCGTAATACTAATTACGCAGCATTCTACTGGCCTTGGGTACAAGTCACAGATGCAGACCTTGGTGGAAACTACTGGGTTCCGGCATCCACACAAGTCGCAGGTGTATTCGCGTTCAATGACTATGTGAGTGAGAAGTGGTTCGCACCCGCAGGTTTGAATCGTGGTGGTTTGGACATGGTTGTACAAGCAGAACGTACTTTGACTATCAATGACAGAGACGCACTTTATAATAAGAATGTAAACCCAATCGCAACATTCCCACAGAATGGGCCGGTTGTATGGGGTCAGAAGACACTTCAGAAGAAACGTTCCGCTCTTGACCGTATCAATGTTCGTAGACTTTTGATTGCAGCAAAACGGCACGTTGCCAATACTTCGAAGTACCTTGTGTTTGAACAGAATACCGCCGAGACTCGTGCGAATTTTATAAACATAACAAAACCATTCTTCGACGAGGCAGTACAAAAGCAGGGTATTTACGATTACCGTATTATAATCGACGAACGTAACAATACGCCTGATGTGATTGACAGAAACGAGATGAGGGCGCAGATTTATCTGAAGCCAGCAAAGACCGCTGAATTTATCATTGTTGACTTTTTGGTATTACCTACTGGGGCAGCATTCCCGATTGATAATGACCAATAAAAAACGGACTTGGAGGGGGAAATTTTCCCTCTCCATTCTATTTATTATAAAAGAGGAAATGAATTATGATGTTTACACCATTTGAACCGAAGGTTAATTTTCGGTACAAATTACATATGAACAACATTCCTGTCTATATGATTAAGACTTCGGCTTTGCCGAGTTTGGAACAGGGTGAGATTATTATTGACTATATCAATGTTGATTTCAAAGTCAAGGGTAAGTCACGTTGGCAGGATATTTCGGTTACACTTTATGACCCGATTACACCATCCGGCGCTGCAGAAGTTCACAATTGGATACGTGATTTCCATCACAATAGCGAGACTGGTATTGATGGATATGCATTCCCAGCAGGTAGTGGATATAAGCGTGATATCAAAATTGAAGTTCTTGACCCAAAAGGTGTTCCCGTGGAAACTTGGTCTATTTCAGGCGCGTTTATTAGTAGCGCGAATTGGGGTAGTATGGACTGGTCATCTGAAGATGCGAAGATGATTGAATTGAACATTAAGTACGATTACGCAGTATTATCTTAATTTAATTAAAAAGGTATAACTATGAACAGTAAAACTAAAAGTTTGATTCGTCACATTCTGACTGGACTTGGTTCGGTATTGGTATTCTTCGGAGTTACCACCATGACAGATGCCATTCAGTACATTAGTGAGAATTTGGATATCATTTGGGAGGCTGGACTTACTATTGTCGGTTTCGTTACTACTGTATACGGATTCTTCCGTGACAGTGATAGATTAGAACCAACACCCGAGGTATCCAACGAGTAGAGATTTATTTGTAAATGTTGAAAATAAT